CAATTAAGATTATTTTAGACACCTTAAAAAAGGTTAAGGATGTACCAATTGAGGGGTCTCTCTTTGTTCAAGAAAAGGCAATGAAATTTTGTAAACAACAAGAATTACAGAAAGCGATATCTAAAGCACAAAAAGTAATTGATGGTGGTGAGTTTGAAAATTATGACCAGCTAGAAGAATTAGTTCGTGAAGCTTTACAGATTGGAACTAGGGAAGATGGAATGTTAGACGTATTCTCCAATTTGGATGACGTATTGAATGAGGATTTTAGACACCCAATACCTATGGGAATTCCTGGTATTGATAGATTATTAAAGGGCGGATTGGCAAAAGGTGAGATAGGTGTTATATTAGCACCAACAGGTGTTGGTAAATCAACATTTTTAACTAAAATAGCTAATCATTCTTTTAATTTAGGATATAATGTTTTACAAATATTTTTTGAGGATAACCCAAAAATTATTCAAAGAAAACATATAACCTGTTGGACAAGAATACATCCTGATGATATGTCCAATAAAAAGGAAGAAGTTTTGGTTAAAGTTAGAGAAATTGAAGAGAAAATGGATAATAGATTAATATTGGAAAAATTACCTTCAGATACTATGACCATGAGTCAAATCAAAAATTTAATTAGAAAGAAAATGGCGGATGGTATTAGGGTTGATATGGTTCTTTTGGATTATATTGATTGTGTTGTACCTGAAAAAAATTTGGGTGATGAATGGAAGTCAGAAGGGTCTGTTATGAGAGGATTTGAAGCTATGTGTCACGAAATGAATTTGGTTGGATGGACGGCAACACAAGGTAATAGAAGTTCGATTTCAGCTGAAGTTGTAACTACTGACCAAATGGGTGGTTCTATTAAGAAAGCACAAGTTGGTCACGTTATTATATCTGTTGCAAAATCATTACAACAAAAAGAAATGAAACTTGCAACAATAGCGATTACTAAATCCCGTATTGGTGATGATGGTGTTGTATTTGAGAATTGTAAATTCGACAATGGTATGTTAGATATCGATGTTGAAAGTTCTATGACATTCTTAGGACTTGAAGATAAAAAAGAAGAAGCAAACAAACAAAGAATAAAAGATTTGTTGCAAAAAAGAAAAGAAAGAGAATCAAATTAATTATGGAAAAAATTTTAATAGAAAATCCTTCGAGATTTGTCATATTCCCTATTCAGTATGATGACATATGGGAGTTTTATAAGATGCACCAAGCAGCTTTTTGGACAGCGGAGGAGGTTGACTTAACAAATGATATAAGAGATTGGGAAAACCTATCAGATAATGAAAAATACTTTGTGAAAAATGTTTTATCATTTTTTGCGGCATCTGATGGTATTGTGAATGAAAATTTGGCGGAAAACTTCTACAGAGAAGTACAATATCCTGAAGCTAAGTTCTTTTATGGATTTCAACTTATGATGGAAAATATTCACTCTTTAATGTATTCATTATTGATTGATACATATGTTTCTAATCCAAAAGAAAAAGATGATTGTTTCAACGCTATTGATAGATTGCCAGCAATTCAAAAGAAAGCTAATTGGGCTTTAGATTGGATTAAAAAAGCGTCTTTTCAAGAGAGATTAGTGGCATTTGTTGCGGTTGAAGGTATTTTCTTTTCAGGTTCTTTCTGTTCAATATTTTGGTTAAAATCAAGAGGGATAATGCAGGGTTTATGTAATGCTAATTCGTTAATTTTCAAAGACGAAAACTTACATTGTGATTTTGCAATTCATTTGTTAAATAACCACGTTGAAAATAAACCTAGTGAAAAGAAAATAAAAGAAATTTTATTGTCTGCACTTGAAATAGAAAAAGAATTCATTACAGAATCATTACCAGTATCGTTAATAGGTATGAATCAGAATTTAATGAAACAATATTTAGAATTTGTTGTAGATGGTTTATTGATTAAATTAGGATGTTCAAAACATTTTAATGTAGAACAACCATTTAAATTTATGGAACAGATTGCGGTTGAAACAAAAGGTAACTTTTTTGAATCAAGAACTATGGAGTATCAAAAAGCCAAACTAAACGAAAAATTGTCATTTACGGATGAATTTTAATATATAAGAATATGTCACTAAAAATAAAAAAAAGAAGTGGGGATGAGGTATCATTTAACCCACAAAAAATATACCAAAGAATAAAAAGGTCTTGTAAAGGTCTTAATGTTAATTCAGATGAAATTTTCATTAAAGTAATAACTTCAGTACCTGTTGAGGGTGAAATTACTACAAAAGAATTAGATAAATTAATTTATGAGATTTCGGCGGCATACACTGGTAGTCACCATGATTATTCAAGATTGGCATCAAGTGTTGCAATATCATCATATCACAAAGAAACTAATCCAAGTTTCTCTGAAACAATCATATTGTTACATTCTGAAGGTGTTATAAATGATGAATTGGTTAATATTATCAAATCATATGGTGAGAAAAATATAGATGATGTTATAAATCATGATAATGATTATAATTTTGATTATTTTGCTTGGCGTTCTTTAGTTGAGATGTACCTTTTAAAACTACCTAATGGTAGAGTAATTGAAAGACCTCAACATATGTACATGAGAGTTGCCTTATGGGTAACAAAATCATTTGATGAAGCGGTTGAATATTATAATTCATTGTCAAATCAATTAATATCTCCTGCAACACCAATTATGATAAATGCGGGTACTAAGGTACCACAATTAGCTTCTTGTGTTTTACATTATAATGATTCGGATTCAAGAAATGGGTTACTAAATACTTTAAATGATATATCAACATATTCTTCTGATGCTGCGGGTATTGGTTTATGTATGTCAAATATTAGAAGTAAGGAAAGTAGAATTAAAACATCGGGAGGATTTGCCGGTGGTCTTTTAAGATATTTGAAGATTGTTAATGAATCGTTAAGATTTTTTAATCAACAAGGAAGAAGACCTGGAAGTGCGGCAATTTACATTGAACCTTGGCATAAAGATATTATTGACCTGTTAGAAATTAAAAAGAATACTGGTGCAGAAGAACTAAGAGCACGTGATTTATTTACTGCGTTATGGATACCTGATAATTTCATGAATGCTGTTAGGAATAATGATGATTGGTATCTTTTTTGTCCAAATGATATTATTAAATCTGGTATAAAACCATTACAAGAATGTTATGGTGAAGAATATGAAAAAAATTACAATAAAGCGATTGAATTAGGTATTGGTAAAAAAGTTAAAGCTCAAGACATTTGGAGTAAAATTATTGAATCTCAAATTGAGACAGGTGTTCCATATTTGGCAGCTAAAGACCATGCTAATAGAAAAACAAATCACCAAAATATCGGTGTTATAAAACAATCTAATCTTTGTATTGAAATCTTTCAATATACAGATGAAACAACAACTGCGATATGTACATTATCCTCAATGGTATTGAAGAATTTTATTCAAAATGGTGTATTTAATCACGAGTTATTATATAAAGAGGTTAGAAAAGTTGTTAGAGGTTTAAATAAAGTAATCGATATCAATAGTTATTCAACTGAGAAAGGTAGAAAAGGTGGGTTGGAACAAAGAGCAATTGCTATTGGAACTCAGGGTCTTGCAGATGTATTTTATTTGTTGGATTTAGTTTTCACATCTGATGAAGCTAAAAAATTAAATAAAGAAATTTTTGAAACCATCTATTTCGCAGCGATTTCTGAAAGTTGTTCACTTTGTAAATCTGAAGAATACAAACCATATAAATTCTTCAATGACTCACCTATGTCGGAAGGTGTATTTCAATTTGACATGTGGGGACTTAAAGAGGAAGATTTATCAAGTATATGGGATTGGAAGTCTTTAAAAGAAGAAGTTAAGGATTATGGTGTTTGTAATTCTTTATTCACCGCACAAATGCCTGTTGCAAGTTCTGCTAAGATTACAGGGTCTTATGAAATGACAGAACCTGCTCATTCGGCGATTTTCAATAGAAGAGTTGTTGGAGGTGAGATTATGATTGTAAATAAGTACTTAATTAACGATTTTGAAAAGATTGGTATTTGGTGTGAAGATTTGAAAAATGAAATTATTTTAAATGAAGGTTCTATTCAAAATATAAATTTTAACAATTACTTAGATATTGAAGATAAACAATACAATAAAAAAGTTAAACGGACAGAACATTTAATTGAAAAATATAAGACCATTTGGGAGATATCACAAAAAGAATTGATTAACATGGCGGCTGATAGAGCACCATTTATTGACCAATCACAATCAATGAACATTTATATGGGTAATCCAACTCTATCTAAGATATCTTCAGCTCATTTTCACGGATGGGAAAAAGGTTTAAAAACATTGAGTTATTATGTGAGGACTAAAGCGATATCTACAGGTGCTAAACATTTGGCGGTTGATATTTCAAAAATAGAAAAACCAAAACCAACTCCTGAACCATCAAAACCAGATATTGTATTATCAAAACCAACCGATTCACCATTTGAATGTTTTGGTTGTTCATCATAATCATAACATTAATCACGACAAATGTCGTGATTTTTTTTTATCGATATTTATAATATATGAGTAACATAATACAAGAAGAAATACAAAGAATTCGTCAGATGATGTTATCTGAAGAAATGGTTCAGACAGGTGCTTGGAAGAATCTTAAAGAAACATTAGACATTCTCAAACAAAAAGAAAATGTTTTGTTATTAAGTTGTTCCAATAGATATAATTGGGATGAAGAAAATATTGATACACCAAAGTCAAAGATTCTTGCAGTTTATTTGAAAGAAGAATTGGGGGATAAAGCTAAATTTATTGATGTTACAGAGTTAACAATACATCCTTGCGAAGGAAATGTGTCTAGAAAAGAAGGTAATAGTTGTGGAATTAAGAAAGCGTTATTAAAAGACGATAAAAAGAATCCATCAGGATATCATAGATGTTGGTGTAGTTTAAACAATAAAAATGATGAATTGTGGAAAATATCTAAGGAATTATTTGAATCTGATGCTGTTGTGTTTTTCTCTTCTGTTAGATGGGGACAATCAAACATGTATTATCAAAATTTAATTGAGAGATTAACTTGGATTGAAAATAGACATACAACTTTAGGTGAGAGTAATATTGTTGAAGGTATTGAAACTGGGTTTATTTGTGTAGGTCAGAATTGGAATGGTGAGAATGTGACCGAAACACAAAAAAAAGTACATAAATTTTTTGGTTTTAAACCAAATGATAAATTATATTGGAATTGGCAATACACAAAAAACGCTAATGACGAATCTAAAGAATCTTACAAAAAAGCGTTTCCGAAGTTTATAAAAGATACGAGATTAGACGAATACGAAGAATGATATTACAAACAGACTTAATACCACATGAAGAATTTCACAAAGGAATTTGGTTATCAAATGAACAAGTTCCTTGGTATTTTTTTGTGAAAAAAGAAAGGGATTTCGAATTACCAAATAATGAAGAATTCTATGAAACATTAGATGAAAATTTACATCCTATTGTTAAAATGTTACATGAAAATGACATTATAACAACACCATCTTGTGCAGGACATTTCGAAAAAAAAAGTTATTATTCTGGTGTATATGATTTATTAAATGATTTTAAAAAATCAATTAAAAATGAAGTTATTTTACATAATGATGAGAATGGTAAAAAATATAAATACAGGAATAAAAATTACGAATTACCTTGGACTCGAAATGAGTTTTTAGATAGAATAATTGAATACCAAAAAAAAGGAGTTTTAGGAATCCAAGACAATGAAAAAAAAATATTTAATAATTTAAGACTAAATAATTTCAATAAAAAACATAATAACGGGGTAACTTTATTACTTATTAATTCAGAAACCCCTAAAGATTGTCATAATAATTGGAAATCAATACATAGACAATTAAATCGTATTGTTTAAAAATAATTTCAGGTAAGTATATTTATTGAATATGGGACAAGGTACTACATATGGAATTAATTTTCCTTTTAGAGATTCATATAATGGAAATTATTTTGATTTATCTGAGAATAATGATGACGAAGTAAGAAGTGCTTTAATTCATTTATTATTAACCAGAAAAGGTACAAGATATTATTTACCTGATTTTGGAACAAGACTTTATGAATATATTTTTGAACCTATGGATGGTCCTACGTTTTCTGAGATTGAATCGGAAATAAGGGATTCTGTAAGTGAATACCTACCAAATTTAACAATAACTAGTATTTCAGTGACAGACGCATCAATGGGGGAGGAAGATAAAGGAACATATATCACTGAAAATGATGATAGAGTTTTTAGAGTACCAAATATTTCTGAAAAAGAACATACAGCAAAAGTAAGAATTGATTATATTATTACCGATAATACATTCAATGAGAGTGATTTTGTAATTATTAATATTTAATAGTAATGGCGAATAAAAAAATATCATATACAACCCGAGATTTCCAACAAATTAGGACTGAGTTAATTAATTTTACTCGAACATACTATCCTGATTTAGTTCAAAACTTTAATGACGCATCCGTATTCTCAGCATTAATTGATTTAAATGCTGCGGTTACTGATAATTTACAATTCAATATAGATAGAAGTATTCAGGAAACTGTACTACAATATGCACAACAAAGGTCTTCAATTTATAACATAGCAAGAACCTATGGATTAAAAGTGCCGGGACAGAGACCATCAGTATCTTTGGTTGATTTTTCTATTACAGTACCAGCTTTTGGAGATAAAGAAGATTTAAGATATTGTGGTATTTTAAGAAGAGGTTCACAAGTTAATGGTGCTGGTCAAGTTTTTGAAACTGTTTATGATATTGATTTTGCTTCAGCAATAAACGCTGAGGGTTTTCCGAACAGATTAAAAATACCTAACTTCGATGCAAATAATAATTTATTAAATTATACAATTGTTAAAAGAGAAACAGTTGTAAATGGTATTACAAAGGTTTTTAAGAAGGTTATAACCGCAAATGATGTTAGACCCTTCTATGAATTATTCTTACCTGAAAAGAATGTTTTAGGGGTAACCAGTGTGTTATTGAAAGATGGTACACAATACGCAAACATACCATCGGTACAAGAATTTTTGGGGCCTGATAACAGATGGTATGAGGTAAAGGCGTTAATTGACGATAGAGTTTTTGTTGAAGACCCAACAAAGGTTTCTGACCAACCTGGTATTAAAGTTGGAAAATATCTATTAGTTAATACTAAATTCATAACGGAATATACACCTGAAGGTTTCCTAAAAATGACTTTTGGAGGTGGGACACAATCTGCTGACGAACAATTAAGGGAGTTTGCGAGAAATGGATTTAAATTAGATTTATACAAATATTCAAATAATTTAGCGTTAGGTAGCACATTGAAAGCGAATACTACTTTATTTGTTCAATATAGAATTGGTGGTGGTACATCAAGTAACTTGGGTGTAGGTGTTATAACACAGATTGGTACGGTATCATTTACAGTTAACGGACCTTCTGACACTACAAATACAAGTGTGGTTAATTCATTGAGATGTAACAACGTAACAGCGGCAATTGGAGGTGCAAATAATCCAACAACGGAAGAAGTTAGGAGTTTTGTATCATTTAACTTTGCGGCACAAAATAGAGCGGTGACGGTTAGTGATTATGAATCAATAATTAGAACAATGCCATCACAGTATGGTGCACCTGCTAAAGTGTCTATTTTAGAAGAGAATAACAAAATAAAAATAAAGATGTTAGCTTATGATGATACTGGTAGTTTAACAGAAATCGTTTCTAACACTTTGAAAAATAATGTTGCGAATTATCTATCAAATTATCGAATGATTAATGACTATATCTCGATTGAAAGTGCTAACGTTATTGATTTAGGTTTCAATATTGATGTTGTTTTGGATAATTCACAAAACCAAGGTGCGGTAATTTCACAAATAATTGATATAACATCAGATTTTATGGACCCTGCGAATAGAGAAATGGGTGAAAATGTTAATATATCTGAGTTAAGAAGATTAATCCAAAGTGAAAATGGTGTAGTGTCATTATCTGATATTCAAGTGTTTAACAAAGTTGGAGGACAATACTCTTCTTCACAAACTTCTCAAAGATATTTGGATTCAACAACAAAACAAATCGAATTAATTGATGATACAATTTTTGCGGAGCCAAGTCAAACATATCAAGTAAGATTTCCAAGTAAGGATATCAATGTCCGAGTTAAAAATATCAAGACAGTTAATTTCTCTTGATAATTTATTTTATCAAAAAATGTTATATCTTTTTTGAAAATAGACAATAAACTATTTATCTTAAAAGGTTAATTAATGTCCAAATCATATAGAATAAGAACCCAAGTTGGTGTCGATAAGTCAATAAAAGTACAATTAGACCAAGATTTTGAGTTTCTCGAGATATTATCTTTAAAAATACTACAGAGTCAAATATACACAAGACCATGTTCAGATTATGGTGTTGTAATAGGTAGAGTTTCTGTAAATGATGGATTTGGTTTACCAAACTGTAAGGTATCTATTTTTATACCATTAACAGATGAGGATGCGGTAAATCCAATTTTAAGTGATTTATATCCATATAGAACTTTATCAGATTTTAACGAGGATGGTTATCGATATAATTTATTACCGTATAGACCATCATATAGTGCGCACATACCTACAGGTACGTTCTTCACTCGTAAAGACGTATTAACGGATACTACTTTAATTCAAGTTTTTGACAAGTATTACAAATATAATGCGGTAACTAACTCAAGTGGTGATTTTATGATTTTTGGTGTACCTGTTGGTACACAAACAATCCACTTAGATGTTGATTTATCAGACATTGGTGATTTTTCATTATCTCCACAAGATTTAATTAGAATGGGTAGAGCAACCGAATCCCAAGTTGCTGGTGTTAATTTTAAATCTTCACCAAATTTAGCAAATCTTCCTCAAATTGTGACTATAAATAAAACAATAGAGGTTGAACCATTATGGGGTCAACCTGAAGTTTGTAATTTAGGAATCACTAGAACGGACTTTGATTTGTCTTCAGAGGCGGATATTTTAATTGAGCCAACATCTATTTTTATGGGGTCAATTATATCGGCAAATGATACACAATTTATAAAAAAAGGATGTAAACCAAAATTAAAACAAGGTCATTTATGTGATTTGGTTGCAGGTCCTGGAGAAATATTAGCAATTAGACAAACAATTTTTCAAGATGAGTATGGTAGACCTGTTTTAGAACAAGTTGATTTAGACCAAGGAGGGCAAGTTATTGACGATAATGGAGCTTGGTTATTAGACCTACCAATGAATTTAGATTATTTAATAACAAATGAATTTGGCGAACAAGTTTTATCAGATGACCCAAAAAAAGGAATTCCAACCAAAGCAAAATATCGTTTTAAAATAAAATGGAATCAATCACCAAGTTTATCTGAAACTGTTAGAAGAGGTTATTTCTTAGTTCCTAATATTAAGGAGCATGGACATAATCCATTAGAATCGATACAAAATAATTTAAGTAATATTCATGCTTCATATGCTTTTAGTTTAGATTGGAATGATTATGGAAATACTGGTACAACAGAAGGTCTACAAATGATTCAAGATGGTATAGATTGTGTAGACACTTTTTATCCTATGATTTATAATAAAGTGTATACTGTATCACAAATGCTCGACAAATTTAGAAAAGGTGTTGCAGCGAGAAGAATGACAGGTATAAAACACATTTTGGATAGTGAATGTCAAAGTGAAAATAATAGATTCCCAACTAATGACGCATTTTATAGATGGGATTTTATATATCTTTTATTCCTTATTGCGATGTTTATTTTTAAACCTGTAATATATGCTTTATTAGTTGTTTCACACGTTGTCGCATTTTTACTTAGATATATTTTAGGACCTATTTTAGGGGTAATTGCGGGTATCATATTAGTAATTGTTTATGCTGTTTGTTGGATTGTTAGAGTTTTATCTTTTGGTGCTGTTAGTTGTGATTCTGTTGGAGAATCGTTTAAATATGTGAAAAAAATATTTGATTTATGGAAAAACTTTGCATTTATCAAAGTACCTAATTTACCATACCCTGATTGTGAGATGTGTTCCTGCAAAGATGGTGAAACATTAGATTGGGGGGGAGAATCAAACCCTGCGAATGCTATTACTGACGAAGCGGTTGCTGATTCTGGAATTTATTCAATTTTGACACCTTATTACAATGTTAATAATTATATTTTACCTGATGAACCACTATCAATACCTTTGAGTACTAATTTCGCGGGACAATCAATTGCAACACCACCAAATCCACAATCATCAACAGGTATGGCTCCTCAGATGAAAAGATATACAACATCAGGTGGTAATGATAGAAAAATTTTTACAACAAGTTTAACTGAACAAGAAAGATTAAATTTATTTAATGTTAAGGCGAAATATTTTGATACACCCACAACTCCAACAAATCCGGGAGGTGGTGTAAATAGAATAAAAGTTAGATTTGGTTCAGATTTAAATGCTAGTAGTTTACCATTAACATCTTTAATGCCAGGTACAAATTGTCACTTGGATAATGTTTTAGTATTATCTTTACAACCTGACCAATTATCTGAATTTACTCCGGGTAAATTGGTTTGTTTTCAAGATTTTGAACAGTCAAAAGATATAAATTTAACAGGTGTTATAAATTATAATCAATTTTTTACAAAGAGTATAACGGGCACTTCTGTTTATAATGGAGTTTCAACTTTACAAATTACTTACGCAAATCCTAATAACCCAAACATTGGTGTACCAGTGAATTATTTTATTTCAGGTGAAAGTACAAATGAATTATACCATAAATTTCCTATGGATATTGAGTATTTTCAGGTTATTACTGCGATGACTTATAATGTATTTTCAGGTACATGTGTATCAAATCCTTATTCACTTAGAGATAGATTTTTGGGTAATGATATGAGATTTTATCAATTAAGATTAGAATCTACTTGGACTGATACATATTTGAGAAATCCAATTGATTTAACAGAAGAAGGTTCAAATCAAGTTATTGTATTTTTGGTTAGAGGTGTTGACCCAAATTCAGTAAGAAATAAATGTGAATATGACCTTAGTATGTTATTCGGTCATTCATCTCCAAATGGTAGTGTTGTTGTTAGTGGAGATTATAAACTAAATCACCCAATAAAACCCGGATTACAAAGTATTGGGCATGAAGTTTCTGCCGGCTCTTTTCAGTACGATACTCCAACATATCCTGGAGGTTCTCAACCAATATATTATAATTCCTTTCATTTTCAACCAACTATTGGTGGAAATGCTGGGTTTTCTGCTTTTACATCTGATTTACCAAAATATTATTCAAGATTGGATAGTACTACTTCAGGTTTAACTTTTCAACCTGAATCCCAATTTTATTGCCCTACAGTACAAACTTTTTGTCTTAGTTCTCCACTTAGATTAAAAACCGCAATTCCATCAGTTTTTGCGGGAACATATCCCCCACTTAATCAAATGAATGGATTTCAATATGAGTGGCAGTTTGCACTAAATGCTTGTGGTGGTAGAGATGTATATAGTTCTAATAGTGTTAGTTCACTAGGAACTGCGGGTAAATTTAGAGGTTATTTAGATAATGAGAATGTAGAAGGTGGTTCAGTCATGTATTATTATTATGACGAAATTTATCCTAATACTCCGGGATGTCCTGATGTTGATGCTAAAGGTATTGGTTCTTATTATGCGCCATCTTATTATAATACATCATATTCATTAAATTACAATTTAACCGCCGGTGTGAATTCAAGAAAAATAGTTATGAGGTCTGATAGATTACCTACCTCATCAACTGTTAGTTTGAATTTATCGAATAGTTTTCCATTACATACGAATAAAAAATTCTCAATATTCTTACTAACTGATGATGGTGTACCATTACCAACAGAAGGTATTGCTAACAATGTTCCTTCAAGTGGTAATGCTACTTTGCTTGATGTATCAGGTGAAACACAAAACTACACTCAAAGATTGTTTGAAACATTCGATTGTGCGGGTATGGTACCACTTGGATGTTATTATACAAATCCTGCACCAAATAATACTGAAATACAAGTATATACTATTGACCAAAATAATGATTGTAGTACGGCGCCAAGTGGAACAAAGTACATGCAAAATGGTTGTTATGTTTGGGTTACCAATCCATTAGTTAGTTTACCTAAAGACTTATTATTACTGACTGAATGGATATCAAGATTACAAATTACATTTGGTGCGTGTCGTGATGTATGGTCACATATGTTTGCGAATAATTGGATTAATGGTACATTATATATGTTCCCATTTAAACAAGAGAGATATTTTACAAGTCCTTTTGCTGACCCACCAGTCCCTCCTAATAGTCCTTACTCTGTTTATTGTACTGATGTTATGTATTTACATTATACAACAAATAGTTTTTATTATCGTAGTACGCCATATAACTTTGCGAATGATTCTTTTATTGGGTTAACGGCTCCCGTTTCATTAATCAATACACCATTTGGTGGAAATAAGAGAAACTTATTATTTCCAACCACAATAATGGATTTAGGACCTAGAACATATTATTTACAAGAGATAGTAATGTCCGATGATTATGATGGATATGTGGTAAACAAACTTAATCCAACAACATATAGTGATGTTGAGGAAGTTTTAAATTTGTTTATTATAAGTCGATTGGTTAATGAAAGTTTCTTAAAACAATTTTTTGAACCCGGTGGAACAAGTATATACGCTTATTTTAGTAGAGGTGAAGCAATACCGGGAATCAATTTTATTAGAATGGTTGATGCTGATTATGCTCAATCAATATCAGTAGCTTCAGAGTTGGGTGTTGCACCATTTGAAGCGGAAAATTACCCAAGTTATCCAAATCAAGACCCAATATTTTATAATGGAGCTGATGCTAGTGATGGTGTTATTGGTATATTTTGGTCGTCTAATACTCAAATAAGAGATTTTATTACACCTAAAAGGACAATTATTGACCCAACAGGAAATCCTTTAGACATTTGTACATTTAACTATTTTAAAAATTTCTCGCAACGAGTACCATTTTATCAATGGGATATAAAAAACAATTCTAGCGGTGATTCAATATTTGGTTCACAAAAAAATGATTGGGTAAGTGAAGATGACGTTGTAGGAGGTACATCATTTTTTAGTAGAGAATATCAAAATATGGATAGAGTTAACCAATCATCAAGATATTTTAGAACTAACAACATAAATCAATCTTTATTTTTTAAAGGATATATATTTTCAGTAACACCCGGAACGGCTACAACTGAAACTGACCTATCGGCTCAAGTTTCAACATGGAGTTTAAATCCGGCGCCTTATGATAGAGCGGTTACAGTTGGTGCTCCTTTTCATTTTTATTTTGGATTGAAAAGAGGAAAAAGTGCTTGGGATAGATTTGCTAGAAAATGGATTGGTTTTGAAAATATAACAGAAGATTAATATGAGTTACGATTATAATATAAGAGTTGTTTTAGGTTCATTAAGGTACAAATCGGCACCTGACACTAATCTCATGTTTGAAGTACCATTAATTCAAACATCAAAAGAAATAATTGAATTTGAGAGAAGTATTGATGTTGGATTAGAACAAGTGTATGATGATGAAAGACAAAGGTCTGATATTTTCAGACCGACAGGTAAATTTATGGTCTTGTTTGAAAATGGATTAGCGGGTCATAGTCCTTATGTTCCTTTTGAAAATAATCTTTATTATGTTAATCCTGAACTCGCAGCCGATTTAGAGTGTGGAACTAATGCGTCACCTGTTGAGTGGACGGGGTTACCTCAATATAACGAATTTGATTTTATTAGAAGTGATTATAGTGTTACAGGTTATACTCAACCACCTAATGAACATATATTATTTTCACCGCAAAGTGCTTCGACATATAATTGGAATTTTTTTATAAGTTATGCTTATGAAAATGATTATAATAAACCGATGCAAATTTTCTTTAAAGAAGACCCCAATAATCCTTTAAATTTTACTAGCGGTGATGGTATTCCTTATATAATTGAAAACACAACACAAAATGGTAATTCTACAATATCTTTAAAGTGTAGTGTAAAACATGGTGTAAATCTTGGTGAATTTGTTATTTTAAAAGATTCTGCGGGTAATACTGTAACATACAGAGACCAATCACTATTCCAAGTTTATTCACTAGGTCTTGAAACTTATGAAAGTAACGAATATGTTATAAATTTATTCAATATCGGATACACAGGAACGACATTCAACAACTTGAACAAAGGTACACTTAAAAGAGTTATTTTAGATTCTAACTCGGCAGATACTATATCAAAATATTATGTTAAAAAAAATAAAATTATAACAGATGTTAATGACGCTATATTAGTAAATGCAGGATTTGAACAGAACATCTTTGGGATAAAGAAAAAATATGAAAGTAGTGGATTTACACCAAATAAAATCGCTAGAGTTTCACTAAAAGAAGGTGCTCAATCATATACATTATCTTTTAATACTGATATTTTAATTAACTCTCTTAGAGATAATCAAATGAGACCTATAACAGAGTTATTTTTTACTGTTATATGGAAAGGATATTTTGGTTGGACTGATGGGGTTTTGAAACAAGGTTGGGAATTCAATTTACCATTAAATCCGACAAATAATTTACCGACAGCGTGGTGGAATTCTATTTCAAATCCAAATTGTAAAACAAATTTTCCTTTTGCGACATATTGTACAACACAAGGTGGGGTAACAAATTTTAGATATGTTCAAACTTTACCTAAAGACTCAATTATTGATGGTGATTTTTGTGAGTGGAATGATTATGAGCAAAGAGAAAGAGTTATTTCGGATTTATATCATAAATTTAATTTCAATTTACAATGGTTTACAGTCTTGGTTCCAACAGAATTACCACCATTTTATCCGTATTATCAAAATCCGTATGGGTATTATTACAAACCACACCATCCTATAACATTAAGAGTTTATTCGGACTATATAGAAAACGGAACACCTGGAGAAATAGAAGGTATTCCTGATTATTCATATTATTCACAAACTAATAATCAATTTATATGGAGAGACATTTATTCTTATGGTTTTGTGGATGGTAGAAATTTAGGGGTAAATTATCCTTTTTTGAATGGTACTCATTACCCGTTTAAAAACATAATTTTTAGAATTATTCCTGAAGGAACTAATTATATAGAACAAACAATAATCCCAGACCCGTTAATTGATTTTTGTGAATAATAAATTTAGACTTTTAATACCGCAGAATGATGAATACATCAACATTCCTATCGAAATCAAATGGGATTTTGAAGGGAGAGATGAGAGTATTGATTTATATGAAGAAGATGTTTTAAGAGAGGTTATCGGTATTGCAAAAGATTTTGAAATTGCGAGATTCTCACACGTACCTTATCAATACAATAACACAATAGATTGTAATTTTCAACAACAACCATATTATGCAACAAGATTACAATATCAATTCTTTTTCTTTAGTGGTGACCCGATATCAGTAACCACATCAACATCTGCAAATTGGGTGTCTAGTTATATGGATATGCCAAATTCTAATCCTTGGTCAGGTTTTTCTGCAACTCAATTGTATTATTTTGATAACCCTTTTACAAAGTCATTTTTTAAATTAGACTTTTACGATAGTAATACCGCAACAACACAAACGAATTATTTTACGGTAATATTACCTGTTCAACAAGGTCTAACAGAAACTGCGGTAATATCGAGTTTAAGACCACCTGTCCAAGTAAAAATTCCAACTATGAATTTAGATTTTGTTGGTGACAAGGAAGGATTTTTCCTATATTGGTTGAGAAAAAAAGATTTTTTAGATATTGATACTTTTTATATGTCTGCAAAGTTTTTTGATGGTAGAAAAGGTGAATTTATAAGAATGCTAACCAGACCACAGTCATCATTTCCAAGTAAGTTTCAATTTGACCCGTCAATATATTTTTATTATAAAGTTGAATTGGATTACGATTCTCACACATATAAAATATTTGATATATTAACAAATGAACCTCGAGGGGAATACGTACCATTTCCAACGAATCAATATAAACCCGTATCTTGGTATGAATTTATAAACCCTGAATAATGGAACAAAGATGGTATCATATTAGAATATCACCTGAGAATGTTAATACAGTATTCAGGGTAAACTATGATTTGGGTACAAATACACCCATTCCAATAGATGACCCTTGCTGTGATATTACTACAACTACAACAACTGGTAGGATAACAGGATTTACTTATGTATATTCATCAATGTCAGAAGTGGTTAGTGGTGGTACAAATGGAATATCTTTATTAACAGGATTAACAGTACCTATTTTATTGACTGAAAATACTGTAGATATTGGATATTACTCAGTTTTTGATGGTTATATCTTACAGAAAGATACTATGATGAATTTTATCTTTTCAGGTTTTGGTAATTCAATTAATTTTACCAATACATCTGATAAAGAATTTAAAAAATATTTGGAGTTTTCTGATTATAAAATAGATTGGGGTGATGGAGTCATACAATATGTTAATAATACAACTCCTAATTTTTATTCGCACACTTACGCATACTCAAATCCAACGGTATATACCATAACAATGTCAGGTATGAGTCCTTGGGGTTGGAATGTGTTAAAAAAAGATGTATATATTCCGATTACTGGTACAACAATAGATAATCCAAATGGAAATGTTGTTTTCCATCCTATGGGTGGTAATTGGTCGGCAACACCAATATCTTATGATTATATTTTTTCAGGTGATTCTGAATGTATTTTACCTGACCCATATTTTGATGATTTTGGACCAATACCATTTTATATAACAGGATATACTCAATCAACAATAAATGATTTGGAGGTTTATGGTCCTAAAAGTACTTTGTTGGCGGGTAAGTATTTAATAGGTGTTCCTGTTACTGGTACATCAGGTGTTGTTGGTATAGTTTATGGTCCTTCACTTGATAATACTTATACAGCATATACAATAAATGATATTAATTATTATGATTTAAGTGATGGAAGAACTTTATTTGTTGTTGAAACTTCAGGATTAACTATAGATGATTTAGTATGTTCTGCAATTACAAAAAATGAAGTTTTATTAAATGTTATTGACGAACCACAAGTTCAGTCCAATGTTTACATAGAACGTGGAAAAAACTCAGCTTTAGAATCAGTTCAAAGACTAGGTGAAATTGATAATATTGGAGACTTGGAAAAATATGGTTACAAATTTTTTGTCATCATAAAAACATAAAAATGATATTTATAGATAAACAGACAAAAAATTAAATAATGGCAACAGCTAGTTACGGAACAATAAGACCGGCGGACGTGAGTCCTGAAGATATTGAGATAATTTTAAATTTCACCCCATCAAGGGATGAAACTGATAATTTTGTGTTAACAAAATTAGATTCTCTCGCATTAATAAAACCATATTTTAATAATACATCAACAGGTGTTAATAGTGTTGAAATATTAGGGGGGTTATATAATTTAAGATTACCTGCTGACCAATTTAATAAAATAGGTATATACACATTATTTATAAGACCCGCTCAAATTAGATGTACTATTTTGGATTGTGGTGTTTTATCTGCATTACCAAACGTTAGAGGATTAGTAATTGATTTAAATTCAGTCCCATCTCAATACAGAAATAAATTTGTTAATCAAGGTTTGGTTGGTTTTAGAATTGAATATTTAAATACTGATGGTACTAAGATACCTAATTTTTTCAGAATTATAACATCATCGTTTTTCTGTGAACCTGTTGTTCAAAATTTAACAAACACTTCACAAAAAGCGATAAGGTATAGATATACTGATAATAATACTAATTTAATTTTCTGTACATTAACTCCTTCATCTGCACCTACGAATAAACCAAATGCTATACCCTATATTGGTCAACCGAATCAAAATATAATAGTAACAAATACGTTTTTTAATCCAATAACATTGGATATTGAAATTGCGGAACATGATTTCTCAACATTGGCAATTGCTCTTTATGGTAACCAAACTAAATCTATGGATGATGGTATTTACACAATTTACGATACCGCGAATAACATCTACAGACAGTACAACTTGTATGAAATTAGAGACCAATTCAATAAGTTGTTATTTGAGGTTAGAGAAGATAGAGATAATAATATTGATTTCAGTAAAAGCTTTTCAAATATAACCCAATAATGGCGATTAAAAAATTTACTTGTCCACCACAAACTGCATCAGGAGCAGGAACTTTTTCCGATAACTTAGTTGGATTACAACTTGTTGCGGGTGGTGGTTTAACGCAAGGAAATTTCGAGTTTACTGAAGGAGTAACTGAAAAAATTAATAGAAAATTCTCAACAGGTGTGTTCTCAGACCCAATAAATTTAGAGAATTTAGGTTTAGAAAGTGTTGAACAAGCAAGATTAATACTTGAAAACAACTTTAAAGTTTATCCTAATTTTGATTTAACTCAGGTATCTAATTTTACATTGTTTGGTTCAATGGTAAAAAGAATGGAAAATTCCGTTCAGAATATTATCAGTTATTTTCCTGGTGCAATTGAATCTTCATTTATTGGTTTGAATTATGTAACGGGAGCAACTGCGTTTAATATTGTTTATGATGAAACAACAAATCAGACTAATTTAGAACTTGACATTGCGAGAATAAGAAATCCATTCGAAATTGACTTTACTGAAAACGCTACAAGAAATTTATCATTAAGAGAATTACCAGTTTCACCATTAAGGAATTTAACTGTTGAGTTTTTAAAATATTCATTATATCTAAATGGTGAAGGGTATGGTGTAAAAAAAGTTATACCAACACAATCATTAACAAATGGTACTTTGAAATTATCAGTTGAAGGTAATCCATTTTCAGGAGAATCTTTAACATATATTAATTTAGTTATCAGACCAAATGATTATGAGGTAAATAAAGTTTTTAATGAAGACTTAGATGAAGTTGAAAACTTTCTTTTAAATAGAAACGTAAATCCAAAATATACTGCAACATTTCAACAACCAATAGAGGCGGATGATGGAACTTATTATATTTCAAATACAAAATTAACATTTCCGTTATACGGAATATGGAACTTAGATATTTTAACAAATAACTTTACAAATTATTTAACTAACTTAAATGAAATATCTGAATCATTTGATTTGTATAAAACAAATTTAGTTTCAAGATTTTTAACAACAGGTGCTTTCAAGGACTTTGACACGATAGGTCAAAAAATGGAAAAAGTACTACAAATTTATGGTAGAAGTTTTGATGATACTCGAAAATTCATAAATGCTCTTGCATTTATGAATTCGGTAAATTACAATACGGGAAATGATATACCTTCTAAATTGTTAAAAAACTTGGCGGAGACTTTAGGTTGGAAAACAAATATATCTCCCATAACCAACGATGATTTTTTAAGTTCAGTTTTTGGTACTAAAAACGAGGAAAAATCTGTATATTCTGGTGTTAATATACCAAGCACCCCTGATGAATTAAATACACAATTTTATAAAAATTTAGTGTTAAATGCGGCATTTCTATTCAAATCAAAAGGTACAAGAAAATCTATTGAGACTTTAATGAGATTGATAGGTGCTCCGGAAGCGTTAATTGAATTTAATGAATTTATATATCTGACAGAACAGAGAATAAATATGAGTCAATTTTATACTCAATACGCACAGATATCAGGAGGAACATATGTAACAAATACGCCATCATTAGACCTAACAGATGTGTATACAATTTTTGGTCAACAATATACTGGTTTTACAACAACATCTACATTTACTGATGTTAACATATCAAGAGAAGAATATCCTGTGGATGAGGATGGGTTTCCTAGCACACCTGAAAATACAGAAATTTATTATTTCCAAATAGGTAGTGGTTGGTTTGAACAAACACCACAACACAGAGGACCTGAAGAAGTTGATTTAACAAACAGTGTATTTACTGGGTCAAATCCAAATTACCAAACAAGTTTAGTGCCATATAGTTATGGTCAAATTTATTTGGAAAGATTTAGAAGTTTTCCTTATATGACTGTTGGATTTGGTTTAAGACCTGTTATTGATAACAATAAAAGTTGGGTTGAAACTGAAATAGGGTTTAGGTCAAACTTAGATGGTAATTTTAACGCATTATATTTTGCGGACGATGATAGATATGTTATCAATGTTAAAAATATTGATTTATTTATGAACCCGGCTCAAGGGTTATCATATGATGTATGGTTTATGTCAAGGGAAACAAATTATCCAATACCAAATTATGGTTTATCATATGTTCCACCGACATACTGTGACCCAAATCCATATATTGAATATCCACACAGAGGAGGTGTGGATTGGACTGTTATTAATCCACAACCAAAAAGAAAGACATTTTTTGAATTTGCACAATCATTTTGGAAGAATATGATTAACGTTAGAAACAGACAATTTTCAACTAACGGTAAATCTGGTGGTTATCCTACATTAGAATCAATTTATTGGAGATATATTGAATCACAAAATTTAACGGGAATACCGAACAATAACTTCAACTATACAAATATGATTGAATATGTTCAAGGTATGGGTGATTATTGGATTAGATTAGTTGAACAAATGATTCCAGCTACTACAATTTGGAATACGGGTGTTAAATTTGAAAATTCTATATTTCATAGACAAAAATTTGTTTGGAGAAGACAAGAAGGTTGCCAAATTGTACCAGTTCCTTGTAAACCATGTATTACAAATGATGATTTATTTCCAACAGGTTGTAATATACAAACAATTGAATGTGATACATATCCTTGGTTAAATTCAGATGCTGGTACTTTATCAAATGTTTTATCAAGTGTACTTAATTCTTATTTAACTAATAATGGTTATTCGTTGTTTAATTGTTTCTTAAATGGTTTAACAACAGAATGGTATATCCAAATTAAAATTGATGGTGTTCCTATTTATCAAGAAACATTTTTTAATGGTGTTGGTTACAATATTTTTAATAGTGTCCCAACTAATAATGAATGGTTAAATGGGTTGACAAATGCTTTGGATAGTTTAACTATTTATGGATATGATTATTATTACACAAGTGATGACACTTATGTTGTTTATAATTCAATATGTACCGAATCGAGCGAGGGGATTAATTTTGAACTCAATTTGGGAATAAACTTTAATATATACTGCTTTTAATGTCTTGTCTTTTAACATATACTTTATCAATAACTGGTGATTGTAGTAATAATTCACAAGGTGCGGTAACATTTAATATAATTGGAAGTGCTCCAACATATACTATCGTATCACCT